AAGGTGGCGAAGGCCATATCAGATCTCCTTGACGAAGGCCGCCCGCAGCGCGGGCAGCTGGGCGGTGAGGTAGTTCCACGCCTCGGTCGAGCGGGCGACCGGGCTGTTGCGGATGTTCTGGTCGACCCAGGCGGCGAGCGCGGCGTCGAAGGCGCTCAACACCGCGTCGCGGGCGAGCGGGGCGACGCCGATCTTCATGGGCGCAGCGGATCCTGCCGCGGCCGGCGCCGTGGCCTCTGGTTCGGACATCGGGACTCCTTGGGGATGTCGCCGTCAGCCGGCGAGGATGGGGACGAGGACGCGGATCGGCACGACGGCGATGGCCTGGTTGTCGAGATCACCGGGATAGATTTCCGTTTTCCCCTCGATCCAGCAGTGCTGGACCACCCCGCCGAGGGTCTGGGCGTCGTCGGCGAGGCCTGGCAGCAGCAGCGTCTCCACGGCGTCGAGCAGGGCGTTCAGCGCGGTGTCGGGCACCTCGTCTCCGCCGACCTTGTTGTAGATCCAGGCTTCGCATTCCAGGATGGTGCGCGGCGGCAACCCGGTAGGGCGGTCGGAGACTTGCTCCCCGACGTGGCGCAGGAACAGCGCGGGCTGGCTGGCAACCTTGTTCCACGGCAGCACGCGCCGCCCCGAGGTGAGGAAGGTCCCGCCGCTCGTCAGCAACGCCAGCAGCGCGGTCATGACGCGTTCGCGGATCATGACGCCAGACCCTCGTCTTTGACTGCTTCGCCGAGGGCCGCCCTCATTTCCGCAAGCACTTCGTCGCTCATCGCCGCGATCGGGTCGCGCAGGAATCTCTGCTCGGCAATGTTCGGGACGCGGTTGTAGTCCGGCACCGACACCATGCGTTTGTCCACCAGGCACGACCAGAAATGACCAAGGCTCGTCTGGTGAGCCTTGACGATGAACCCGCGATGCGCACCCCATTCGAGGGCGCCGGCCTTGGCCGCGTCATTCCCCCTGGCACGGACGCCCACCACTGCGGCGATCCGGTTGCCATGGTCATAGACCGCGCCACCCGTTTCGCTCTTGAGCGCACCCGTCAGGGTCGGCTCGGCCGCTATCACCGCCGCTTCCAGCCGCGCCTCGATGCCGCGCAGGGCCTCCAGCAGCCGGTCATGCGCGGCGTCGGGGAACTTGTCGAAGCGCAGCACCGCGCTCTGGTCGCCCTTGATCTCCAGCCCGAATGCGTCAGCCATCAGGCGATCACCGGCACACGATAGGTGTCGAGCAGCGCCGCGATCTCCGAGGGGAAAGCGCCCTTCACGCCTGGCACGCTGCCCACCCAATAGGTCTCGGTGCCAAGCCCGGGCTGGTCGCGGCTCTTGAGCATCGGATCGCGATCGCGGCTCGCGGCGCGCTGGGTAAGCAGGCGCAGCGCGGCGTCCACCACGTCGGAGGGGATGCTGGCGAACCCACCCTGGTAGGTGACGGTCGTTTTCAGCGGATACCACAGCGACGGATATCCGGTGAACCTGTCCATCCGCACCGCCTGGCCGGGCCTGGCGTCGATGGCGTAGGCATGGGCGGGGTCGAGCGTGCGCACCACGTTGGCCGGGTCGGCAACCCGGACTACCGGGCCAGCCCACAGCACGGAACCACCCGCGAGCGCACTGGTGATCGCATGGGAAAGCGCGATGGTGCCATCGTCGTTGACCGCTTGGACGATCGTCCCGGAGGGCAGTACGTCGGCCGCCTCGATGCCGCCGACCGGCATTCCCGCAACCAGGCCGGTCTGCGAAACTACCGGCAGGACCGTCGCGCCCTCGGCCACGGCCGATGCGATGGAAATCGCCACCCGCGCTGTCGCCACGGGCCAGCGGGAGAGTTGCAGGCGCGGAAGTCCGCCCGGCACCTGGAAGGGATAGGCGTCGCGGGCGGGATAGATGATGTCCTCGACCGTTTCCTGCGGGAAGACGCGGTTGCAATACGACGAAATCGCCGCCGAGATCTGCGAGATCGCATTGGTGAGCCACGCATCCTGGCTGGTGTCGGTGGGGGCGACGCCGAGTTCGGTCTTGGCCGCCGCGAGATCGGTCAGGTCGTAGCTCGGGGCCGCAGCCAGGACGTTGGTGATGTCCGCCATCGGCATCGCCGACTCCTATCGCGTGGCGTAGCGTCGCGGGCGTTTCGGCGCCGGATCGGGTGACGCTTCACTCTTGGCCTTGTCGAACACACTGGCCACGATCACCGCCGCGCCTTCTTCGACCAGGCGGTGCGCCACGGCCGTGGGAACCACGCGCTGCTCGCCGGCGCGCTGCGGTCGCATGTTCTTGGTGAATTGCACCATCTTCACGACGTCTTCTCCTCGTGCCGCGCCGAAACCGGAGCCCCGGCGCGGAGGGGGCTTGCTCAGACGGCCGGGACCTGCACTTCGCCGGCGAGCGCGATGTCGGCCACCACCTCGACGGTCGGGGTGGTGCCGCCGGTGAAGGACACGACCGTCACCGCCCGCACGAAGCGATAGGCGCCGGTGAGGTCGACCGAGATGGCGTTCTCGCTGTTCGCCGCGGTGAGGGCAGCGGTCTGGATGGCCGTGCCGGTCGGCGCGAAATTCGTCCAGGTCGAGCCGTCCGGCGCGTGCTGCAGAGTGGTCTGCACCGAGAGCGCGCTGGGTGAGCCGGTTTCGGCGCCGACCGCCTGGTGCAGCAACAGGCTGCCGGCCATGTTGTGCGCGGCGCGGTCGATGGTCGCGCCGTTGATGGTGCCGGCCGAGGCCGCCTGCGGGAAGATGCCGGTGACGATCACCACGAGGCTCCCGAGGTTGCGGAGAAGATTGATGTCCATTTTGGGGGTTCCCGGAATTCTGTGGGAGTGGAGGCGGGAGGCGCTTCGGCATCCCGCGTCACGGAACGCGGATTGGATCAGCCCGCTCAGGAGAGCGCGGGCGCCCAGCGCACGAACTGGTCGATGGCCACGGCGCTATCGTGCCGCAGCAGGAAGTCGTGCTCTTCGATCGCGCGGATCAGGGTCTGGTCAGCCTGGAAGGCGGAGACCGTGTTGCCGCTCGCATCGACGTAGGTGCCCTCGCGCGAGACGGCCAACTCAAGCTGCATGGAATCGAAGATCATCGCCTCGGTCATTTCGGCGAGAAGGATGAAGCTGCAATCCTTGTTGGCGCCGGTCGCATCCCAGATGTTCGTCGGGATCTGGTTCGACTTCTTGAACGGGTAGCCGTACAGCGTGCCGCGCGACAGCTCGTCGCGGAACACATAGAGGCCGAGCGAGTTGAGCAGCCCGAACAGGTAGTTGTAGGTGCGCGGGTTGAAGAACCAGATGCGCTTGTTGTCGGGCACGTTGGCACTGTCGAGCTTCTGGATCATGCCGGTCAGCTCGGCCACGATCGTCGCCTCGGTATAGCTCTCGGTCGACGTGATGAAGCTGCCGCCGTTCTGACCGGTGAGCGTGCTGCCGGGAGTGCCGTTGACGGCCGCCACGGAATTGGCGGTGCTCGACCATACGCCGGCGGTGCCGCCCTGGTTGATCACCCACTCGTTGGCGATGCCGGTAAAGCCCATCGGCGCACCGGAGGTGCCGTCGCCGAGCAGGAAGGCCAGATCCTCGCGCAGCGCGATCACCTGCACCAGGTCGTCGCGCACGAAGGCGTCCACGGCCGGCTCGGCATAGCGCATCATGTCGTTGGACACCGGTACCAGGGCGGTCAGCTTCTTGAAGCTGGCCACCTTCTGCCTGACGCTCTGCTGCGAGGCCGAGATGACCGAGAACTCGGTGCCGTAGGCGGCGGTCGCCGGGCTGTTCTGGCCGGGCAGCGTCATGGTGCCGCGCGGCATCGGAATCACGCGGGGACCAGAGGAGCGCACCACCGAGGTCGGGCGCAGCAGTTCGATGACCTCGTTCATGTAGTCCGGCGGGACCAGGAAGCCACCGCCCGAGCCAGTGGACACGCCGAGCGCGCGGGTGACGGGATGGCTTTCGCCGTACATCTTAACGGCCTGCTGCTGGGCGAGCAGGATGTTGCCGCCCGACGCCGCGCACATGCGGACCATGCCACCGATGACGAGGCTGCGGGCGCTGCCCTCCATCAGACCGCGGTTGCGCGCCAGAGACTTGGCCGCGTCGTTGCTGATGTAGGGGTCGGTCTCGGGGCTAGCGGCGACGGAGGCGTCCTGCCCCTCCACCGGCTGGGCGGTCGCGACGGACATCGCCTGCGCCTCCAGGGCCCGGGCGATCTGGTCATCCAGATCCTGGACGGCACGCTTCTTGGCGTCATAGTCGGTGCGCTCGTCGGCGGAGAGGGTCGGCTTGTCGGCCAGCGCCTTGAACG